GAAATATCAATTTGATATTGACACGCTAAAAATAGAACAAGAGTCCGCAATAAAAGAATACTCGTTATATATCGAGAACAAAGACAAAGAAATCGCAGCGCTCACTAAGTCGCTAAAGAAGACATCGCCGCGCAATAAGTTGTGGTGGTTTGCAGGCGGAGCTATCGCCGGCATGGCAGTGACATATGGCGCCTATAAGGCTTTCGATGAAAGATAAGAATTTAGATCAGATTGCTGCCGTTGAAAAAGCAATTGCCGAAAAGTATGGTGATGAAGCAATTACTAACCCAAAGGCAGCTTGGGATGAATCTAAAGAAAAAGAATACCTTTCGCAGATGCAAGAGTTCTATCAAAAAATTAAGAAAAACGAAGAGTATCAAGAGAAAATCGATATTAATGGCATAAAGGTTTCAAAAAAACTATTTAGTAGAGAATCTTTAAGATGTTGTTCAGTCTGCGGATCTTTTCCAAAGAAATCAATGGATGATGTCTGCCTTACCAAATTTGATTGTTGCAGTAAGTGCCACCTTCAATATGTGGAAGGAAGAGAAGAAAGATGGCTAAAAGGATGGAGACCAAACAATGGCTAAAAAGAAAGAAACAACATCAGTCTACGATATCGTTCAAGGACTATCTCAGGCCGCCGCAAATGCATATGATGGCGCCCTAACAGAAGATGGAGAAGCTGTTAAAGCTGGTCTCCAACGAGAAGAGGGAAACCCACTCATTGACCATCGCGTTATGGATGGTTTCAATGTTGCGTTTTATGGAAACATGATGTGCTTGACGTATCACTCAGAAGTGCAGCTTAAAGAAGTATATGATAATGGCTTTGAAGGTGATGTCGATCAAAGAATGTCAGATATTGCTGGCTGGCTTAAGAAAGAGTATAAGAAGATCACGGGTAACTCCGTCTCGCTAACAGAAGAGGGCGAAGTCGATGTCCGCGTGGAAAACTCCTCCCGTGTGCGTTCTTGGGTAACTGCCAAAAAGCACTATAAGGTTGGAGGCCTTGATGAATCAATGCAGATTGACACTGGCTCAAAAGACAGACTGGATAGCGATTGGAAATCTTTCTTGGAACAAGGTGGATGGACCGGCAAGCGCCCGAAGAACGATACTCGACCAAAAGATAGCGGAGAATAGTAATAATGAACCTCTCTCGTACAAATCTTTATCGTATTATTATTGAAGAGTATCTTCTAGAGGAAGGTATTGAACTTGAAGAAAACAACCAAGCAGTTGAAGATCTCCTAAAGAAAATTCAGGGTGACAAATATCGTGAACCCGAAGTGCGCGATCCCGCTCGATATGCAACAAAAGATGGCGAGACATATCCGATGGAAAAGCCACACATGATAGAAGACAATGTAGAAGAAACAGTTTATGATTTGGTAAAAGATATGTCAGAGGAAGAAATTACACAGGTGTTCAACAACGTGTATTTAAGACTTCACCCAGACGCAGCAGACTCTGAGGCCCCACCTCCAGAATCTCTATACTCTCCAGGCGCCGAAGGCCGCCCAGTGGCTGGTTTCCAGCTAGAGGAATTGATGGGTCTGATCCGCGAGGTTCTTAGCGAAGAGGACGATCTTGACTTCGACGAGTGGATAGACACGCTACTTACAGCGCTAACCGACAAGTATGGGAGCGACATAGACCACGAAGACAAGCTACCAGAATCTATTGCATATTATAAAGAACTTCACGCTCGCGGCGCTTGTCCACACAGCACTGCTGACGAAATTGCATTAGATTACTAGAGATGTATGTCCTTTCAATTAGACAAAAAACAGAGAGTCAAAGAGATCTTAAGATGCGGTAAAGATCCGTCATATTTCTTAAAAACGTATGCCCGTATATCACACCCGATGCACGGGCTTATTTTATTTGATACGTATGATTTTCAAGATACGTTGCTCAATGATTTTAATGATTATCGCTTCAATGTGATTCTTAAGGCCCGACAGTTGGGAATCTCAACGATTACCGCTGGATATATCTCGTGGCTAATGTTATTTCACAGAGACAAGTCTATTCTTGTTATGGCAACCAAGTTTGCTACAGCAGGAAACTTGGTCAAAAAAGTTAAAAGCATCATGAAGAATCTGCCAGAATGGATTCGCATTGCCACAATCAGTGTTGACAACCGGACCTCTTTTGAGCTTTCCAACGGATCATCAATTAAGGCTGCTTCCACCTCCGGGGACGCAGGCCGTTCTGAAGCGCTATCGCTCTTGGTTCTTGATGAGGCCGCTCATATTGAAGGTCTAGAAGAACTGTGGACTGGTTTGTATCCCACGTTGTCAACCGGTGGTCGTTGCATTGCCCTTTCCACACCTAATGGTGTTGGTAATTGGTTTCACAAAACTTGTGTTGACGCTGAAAGCGGAGCAAACAACTTTAACCTGACAACACTACCGTGGGATGTGCACCCAGATCGTGACGATGTATGGTATAAAAAAGAAACCAAGAATATGTCAAAGAGACAGATTGCACAAGAACTTGAATGTAACTTCAATACTTCTGGAGAAACTGTGATAGACCCAGAAGAGATGCAGTGGCTATTAACAGTGGTTAAGGAACCAAAACATCGAACCGGGTTTGATAGGAACTTTTGGATCTGGGAAGAGTTCGACCCAACTTGTAGCTATCTAATGGTTGCCGATGTTTCCCGCGGCGATGGCGCCGACTTCTCAACATTTCATATTGTAAAATTAGAAACTCTAGAAGTAATAGGTGAATATCAAGGAAAACCAACGCTTGATATGTATGCTAATATGCTAAACAGTGTTGGGCGAGAATTTGGAAATGCAATGCTGGTGGTCGAAAACAACAACATCGGATATTCTGTTTTAGATAAGCTTATAAATGAATACCAATACCCTAATGTATACCACTCTATTAAGTCTACACACGAATATATCGAGCAGCATGTCGCCGAACACCGCAACAGCGCAGTTCCTGGTTTTACAACTTCCATGAAGACACGCCCGCTTATCATAGCGAAATTAGAAGAGTTTATCAGAAATAAACTAATTAAAGTGTATTCTTCTCGCACAATTAACGAGATGAAAACATTTATTTGGAAGAACGGAAGACCACAAGCTATGAAAGGCTATAATGATGATTTAATCATGGCTTTAGCGATTGCGTGCTGGGTTAGAGACACAGCCTTGCAGGTAAATGCTAGAGACTTAAATTACCAAAAAGCTTTCGTAGATGCTATCATAACGTCAAAAACATCTTTTGATACTAAAATTAAAGGACAAATTGGCTACAAAAAAGATGGCGTTCTTGATAAAATGTCTGAAGCAGAAGACCTATATAAAGAATATATGTGGATCATAAAATAAAAAGCGAGAAATTAAATGGCAGACAGAAACAGAAGACAAGGCAAAAATCCAGTTAATAGAGAGTCAGATTTATTTAAATCACTGACAAAACTATTCTCCGGCCCAATCATTAACTACAGATCACAATCTGGTCGTAAGATCAGAAGACAGCATCTCGATAAATTTTCCACAAGATTTAAGTCAGCCTCCGGCCAACAGTTTAAGAAGCAAACATATAACCCACTTGACACCATTGCCGCAAATGCAATCACCAACCAGCGTCGTGGTGAAAGATATATCGATTTTGATCAAATGGAGTATATGCCCGAGATTGCATCTTCTCTAGATATTTATGCAGATGAGATGACCACGTTCTCTGATTTGCGACCAATGCTCAATATTAAATGTGCGAATGAAGAGATTAAAGCTGTGCTTGATATTCTATATAAAAACGTTTTAAACGTTGAGTACAACTTGTTTGGCTGGTGTCGTACTATGTGTAAATATGGAGATTTTATACTTTATTTGGATATCGACGATAACCATGGTGTTCAATCAACCATTGCGCTGCCTATCCAAGATATTGAAAGACTTGAGGGCTTAGATTCAACGAATCCCAATTATATTCAATACCAGTGGAACTCTGCCGGTATGACATTCGAAAACTGGCAAGTTGCTCATTTCCGTATTCTTGGAAACGATAAATACTCCCCATATGGTACTTCAGTCCTTGAGCCGGCCCGCCGAATCTGGCGCCAGCTTACACTTATGGAAGATGCGATGATGGCCTATCGTGTTGTGCGTTCTTCAGAGCGCCGCGTGTTCAAGATTGATGTTGGCGCCATTCCGCCGCAAGATGTTGAACAATATATGCAGAAGATTGTCTCACAGCTTAAGAGACACTCTATTGTTAATAAAGACACAGGCCGCGTTGATTTACGCTACAATCCGCTTTCCATCGAAGAAGATTACTACATTCCTGTACGTGCTGGGTCAGTCACAGACATTCAAAATCTTGCCGGCGGCACAAACACAACAGAAATCGATGATATCAAGTATCTCCGAGACAAGCTGTTCTCAGCCCTTAAGGTACCTCAGTCGTATCTAACAATGGGCGAGGGCGCCACGGAAGACAAGACGACCCTGGCACAAAAAGACATCAGGTTTGCCAGAACAATTCAGAGACTTCAGAGAACCATTATTCACGAATTGGAAAAGATTGGCGTTATTCATCTTTATACTCTTGGTTTTCGCGGCGACGATTTGATTAATTTCAAATTAGCTCTTAATAATCCTTCAAAGATCGCCGAATTACAAGAGCTTGAGCACTGGAAAACAAAGTTTGATATTGCAGCATCCGCTACAGAAGGATACTTCTCTCGTTCTTGGGTGGCTGAGAATATCTTTAATATGTCGCACGAAGAATTCTTGCGCTGCCAACGTGAAGTATATTATGATCGCAAACATGATGCAGCATTGCAGCAGGTGGCCGAAGCCGCTGCAGCCGGCGAAACCGCCGGTGCTTTGGGTGGTGGCGAACTAGGTGGTGGCGAACTAGGAGGCGGAGAGCTAGGCGGTGAACTGGGGGGTGACCTCGAAGCAGGCGCCGACCTTGGTGGAGGGCCAGAAGAGATGCCTGCAGGCGAAGCTGGCGCCGAAGAACCAGCCGGCGACGAATCCCCGTTACTCGCAGTACCACCAGGATCCCGGAACTCTCCGAGACTTACCCCTGGCGCGAAAGGAAAGGTATATAATCCAGTTAAAAGCGACTCTCGCCCTCAAGGCGCGCGCACAAGAAATTATGCCAGTATTGCCACTCCAGAAACTAACACCTATAGGGCCAACAATCTGGGCGCCTCCGACCTAAGATCTCTTTCGAGGGGTATTTATGAGCAGCAGGAATCTATTTACTCACGAAGAGAGTTAGATGAGGAGCAAAATGTGCTTGGTATTAATCAATCAATACGTGGTCTCATAGAAGAGCTTGAAACAAAAAAACAAACCCCAACGGAGCAAAATAATGAAGGTTAAACATAATAAAAAAAGGAACACGGCTTTTGTTTATGAAGCACTGATAAAAGAAGTTACTGCTGCCATAATTAAAAAAGACAAGGAACAAAGTGATAAAATCATAGATATCTTAAGAAAGCACTTTAATCAAGATTCATTATTAAAAAGAGATTTGGAATGCTATCGTTCTCTATATGAAAATCAAAATATAGACAAAGATGTAAGTACAAAGATCCTAAAAGAGGCCACAATAAACAAGAGAATGATTGATCCGGAAGGTCTTTTTAGACAGCAAACCGAATTCATCAAAGATGTTAATAAAAATGTTTCACCATCCGTGTTTAATAATTTTGTTCCAAATTATAAAGCTTTGGCAACAATTAACAAAATGTTCAACACCACATCTCCAAAAGAGAAGGTTTTGTTGGAAAATATAATAATAGAGAATATGTCAAACGAGGTTGCTGAGAACTCATCTGAGGCAATAGATAATCTTGTATACACCACATTTGTTAAGAGATTCAACGAAAAATATGATGACAATCTGCTAGAAGAGCAAAGACAACTCTTAAGTCACTATATTTCATCCTTTGTTGATAACTCCTTAGAATTAAAAATGTTCATGAACGAAGAAATCTCAAGACTAAAGAAGAATCTATCAGAAGCTCTGAAGCAAGAAGATATTAAAAACGACGCTGATATGGTTAAAAAGACAAAGCAGGTCATTGGTGTTCTAAAGGAATTTGCCAATGACACCGATAAAGAAAGAGTCCTCTTGACCGTTTTGAAAACACAACAACTTGTAAAGGAAATCCACCAAGATGGCAGTAGTAGTTAAGTTAGTCCCCAGTGACGAACCAATTAAAATCAAAGTTGGCGCCGCAGCCACAAAACCAACACCGTCCATAAGACTTGAACTGAACATCAGAAAAAGCCTCAGTGGGGACTTGATGATTTTTGATCATGCAGACATAGACATTGTTCTGTCTTCTAAAACCAGTAAGATAACTGCATTCCCGAAAGAAACAATGAATGATTTAGTTTACGGTGCTCAAAACAGGCTGTTTGCACATCTTCGCAAGAAGGGTATTGTCATTGCCGAATCAGTACAGGGTGCATCATATTACGGGGCCATGGAAGCTAAATTAGAAACACCATACAGTGATAAAATAAATGCTGCTAAGTTTGCATTAATCAATATTAGTAAATTCATTGACGAGGAGCGCCCATACTTTGAGAACATTGAAGCTCAAATTGCTGGCTTTGATGATGAAATGACCGATCCGAACAAGGCAGACTCGACCGATCTCGGAGATGTCGCCCAAAAGGATCAGCAAGGCTCAATCCGGCCAGGCTACGTTAGAGACCCTTACTCATTCTCTTACATGTATACAGTTTAAGGAATACTACAGTGTCTGATATGAAGTTGATAATGGA